CCGTTCGGCTACAGGCTCCCACTGCTCTCTAGTGACAGTTTCCGTCAGCGCCCAGTATACGTGTATGCCGCGCCCTGAGTTGACGATGATGGGACGGGGTAACCCGACAGTACGGCAGAAGGCTTGAAGCGCGGCCAATCCGGTAGCTTGATCGACGTAGCCATCGGGGCGTCCCGTCTTGGGGTTGGGCTGCGCCTTGGCTTCACCGCAGTCGATATCAAGCCAGAATGCCTTGAGCCCTTGGACGTTCTCCTTGGTGCGGTTCGCGTCCGTAGCGTACTTGGCGACACCGAAGAACACGTTCCATCCGCCCTTCGAGCGGCGTTCAACGAGGACATCAACCTCTTCGCGCGTGGATAAAAAGTCCTGCCTACGCTGCAATTCCTTGCCGGAGCCCTTGAGGCTCACGACAGCAAACCAGCCATCGTCTGGTTGTACTGCTCTGAGAAGATCGAAGTCGGTCATATGTGAGGTCGCTACTCATCGGGCGCAGAACGCGCCTACAGAAAAAGAGCAGTGCAGGACGGATGCCCTACGATAGCTTGGCGATATAGGCGTCCATCAACGCGCGGACCGGTGCGGAAGGGTTAGCCGCTCCAGTGAACCAGCTATACACAGTTTGGCGCGATACTTTGAACTCACGGGCCACGGCTGAAACAGGCACTTGATGCTTTATGCATGCCTGTCCCAGCCGCACCCCTAGAAGATGCCTATTGGCTTGGCCGTTCCGCTCTATGAGCCGCTGGCTGTAGCCATGCACCATACTTACACGTCCTCGTCTTCGTCGCCCCAAGCGTTGAGGACTGAGGCAAGGTCACCCTGCGCAACCACAACGTCGGCTCCCTTCTTGGGTGCCCGCTTCTTGGGTTCTTCGATGACCGCTTCCTCTTCATCATCCGGCTCGTCTGAGTAGATGACCTTGGGCTTGGGTGCCGCAGCTTCCTGGGTCTTTGCAGGTGCCGCTTCCTGCGCAGCTACGGTCAGCACGATCATCTCACGCGTAGCCGGATCACTGCGCGCTGCTTGGACCAGTGCGTACTCCTCGTCGGTGACACCGCGCATCGGAGCGAACTGAAGCTCCATGGTCTCTGCGTCGAGGTTGTAGGCGATGTTGGTCACCACCGTGTCGGGACCTTCGCCGTTGGCGATGAGGAACTTCACATAGCTCTCGAACGGATGCACGTTGCCACTGCCCTTACCGAAGAGCGACTTGGCAGGCACGTTGAACTGATAGACGTCGCCGGAGTCATCACCAGCCAACAGCAGCGCGATACGGCGCTGGAAGCGGCATGCACGGCCCTTACCGTTCTCACCTGAACCCACGACGTTCTTGGGGCACGAGGCGCAGTTGCTAGCCTGCGGGTTGCCCGCAGCTGTCTCCGGCTTATCACCCAAGTTCGACCAGCAGTCAGGCAGGGTCGGCTTGGCATCGGGGTCGTACTTACCGGCATAGAACGTGCGGCTGACCTTGGGCAGTGCGTCAACGATGATGGCATTGAACTCACCACGGATGGCCTTGCCGATCTGCTCACCGTTAACGACACGCTTGAAGGTACCGTTGGTGTTGGTGGCGATACGGCGGGTGTTCCTCGCACTTGCCAGCGACTTGGCAAGGTCGGACAGTTCGCGCTTGGCTACCGTCGAAACAGCGCCTTCTTGTTTGAAGATGGTCAGGTTGCTCATGTTAGTCTACTCCGTTTTCAATATAGTTTTCGATGATTTGGGCAGCGTGGACGTAGAAGAACCCAATCTCATCTGCGGATGTGTTCGGGTGCCACGATACTTGGTCACGTAGAGCGCCAAAAACTTGGCGTATAGACTCACGGCGCTTAGCTATAGCAAGTGCCTCATCGTCTACGGGTTTCTGTCTGTTAAACATAGTCACCCTTCCTTCTTGGTAGGTTTACGCACGCGGACTACATACTTGGTATCGGCGTTCAGGCCGATGGGTAGGTCTTCTGGGTTATCCTCAAGGAACTGGCGCATGTTGCCGTTGTGGATGCGCTGCTCAAGCAGGAAGGGCGCATCTCGGTCCTTGATGAATTGGTACATCGACTCCCAGTCACTCGTCCAGAACCGAGTGGTTGTCGAGCGGGTAACCGTACCGGCAGCGGTGCGGATGCTGTCTAGGTTCTGGTCGTTGCACAACGTCAGCAGTGCTTCGGAGACGACGTCCTGCTGAGCCTTGAGCGCAGCTATCGCCTCCTTGTGTGCTTCTTCCTTCTCGTTAATCACATCCCGTATCCGCCGGTATGCGAGCACGAGCTCGTCGGCTTTGGCATCTTGCATGGTTTGCTCCTTCTTGGTTGTCCCCCTAAGATATTCTTACACTACACAATGTCAAGCACTTTGTAAGATTTCTTGGCGATATAGATCAATAATTTGTCGGTGGTTGGCGATGTTACCCTTAAGCATCTGATAAAGCTTAACTTCCACATCGCTACCGCTGATGTGCACGATGGTCATCGGGTGCTTCTGTCCTGGTCGGTCGATGCGCGCGTTGGCCTGTAGGTAGGTCTCGACCGAAGTCGTCGGGGCGTACCAGATTATGGTGTCAGCTTCGGTCAGCGTGAGCCCGTGCGAGGCTGCCTTCGGCTGGATGAGGAGCACACGCGGATGCTCGCTGGACTGAAACCGCGCGACGATATCGCTGCGTTTGTTGAGGGGCACCTTGCCGTTGATGACATCGCAGCTGATCTTCTCTTTCTCTAGGGTGCTACGCAGCAGTTCGATGGTGTGAGTGAATGGCACGAACACCAGCACCTTGCGGGTGGTCTCCTCGATGGCCTCCAGCACGACGTTGATTCGGTTGCTGACATCGAAGTGCACGACCTCGCCAGTATCCGAGTAGACGGCACCCCCACTGATCTGAAGCAGCTTGTTGAGGCGGGCGGCTGCGTTGACGGCGCTAACCTCTTCCCCATCAGCCTCCATGATCATCTGGGTCTTGAGGAGCTTGTAGTACTTCTTCTGCTGCGCGGTGAGCGGTGCCTCGCGTTCGGTGTGCGTCACCTGCGGCAGGTCCAAGCACTGGCTCTTCTCGAACCGTATAGCGGGTTGCAGTATGCGGTGCACGACCGACTTGGCCTGCGGTTTGACCCCCCACTTAAACTGCGTGATCTTGTACATGACCGAGTCGCGAAAAGACCCGTAGTGCGGGGGGCAGCCTTCAGGGTTTACAAGCTTGGCAAGACCGTAGGCATCAAGCGGAGACTGCGCCGCCGGCGTACCAGTGAGCATCCACAGGCGCGGGTCAGTTGTCTTGATAAGCCGGTTGAGTATCTTCCACCGCGTGGTCTGCGCATTCTTGTATGCGGTTGCCTCGTCAACGACGATGAGATCGAAGCCACCTGCGGCAATCGTTTCCTCCACGACTGCCACGCCGTCGAAGTTGATGATGACGAAGTCAGAGCCAGCCTCAATGATCTTCTTGCGCTGCTTCGCATCCCCGTGCGCCACAGAGCAGCTGCGGTGCATAGCAAACTTGAACAGGTCCCCCTGCCATGCGGCCTTCATGATCGAGAGCGGGCACAGCACCAGCACCCGCTTCACGAGCCCCTTCTTCATCAGGTAGTCAGCCGACCAGATTACGCTGGCCGTCTTGCCGGTACCCGCCTCGCTGAAGCAGAACGCTTTGCGGTGCAGACTGAGAAACGATGCCGTAGTCTTCTGGTGCGCGAAGGGTGTGAGCCTGCCGGTCCACTCATAGTCTCGCAGGATGGGCGATGGGACATCTTCCACACCCAAGGCAGTCAGCTTCTGTGCTTCCTTGATACCCCAGTGCACGGCGACTTTGCTCAGGTCCTTGCGGCGCTCCATCAGGGCGCTCTTCTTTATCGACCCGATAATTGCCGCAGGCTCCCGTGTCTCCACGAGGAGAACCTTGTTATCAATGATCCGCATGTTTGCTCCTCAGTGCGGGGTTATTTCTTTTTTCGTTCCCGCGTACTCACTTCCGAAACCAGGTTGTGCTTACTGTCTCGTTTGAAGGAGCGGTTCTTGGAGGCGCTCTCGACGCGCACACCGTCCTTGTTAGAGCCGCCCTTGTCGAAGGCTTTGACGTGGGCAACGTCCTTGTTGTCACCCTTCTTTACCTTGCCTGCCTTGAGAGCCGCGCGCCGTGCAGCGTTGCGGGCCACGCGGTTCTTAACTTGCTCGGGCTGCGCCTGGTATTTGGCAGAGGTTCCGTACTTGCGGTCTTCAGGATTCTTGTAAGGCATCATTTCCTCCGTGGCCGCCAGTGCTCGCAAGCTTCGACCGGACACCACCCACACAGCGGGCTGGATTTGGCGTTCCATATACCATTTTCCAAAGCCCCCTCCAAGCGGTCTAGCTCGGTGTTGAACACAGACATGTAGGCAGCCATGTTCTCCCGTTGGTGGGTCTTCTTCGGCATCTCCTGACTGATAACGTACAGGAGAGCGGAGTTGATCGTCTCGACCTTGGGGAAGTGGACGAACACAGCACCCGCCAGCAGGTCCAGCTGCTTCATGTCCGCGTACTTGGCGTTCTTACCGGTCTTGTAGTCCACCAACCATGCCTTGCTACCGTTCACAATGAGCAAGTCAGCGATGCCCCGATACCAGACGTCCTTGTCAAAAAAGCCACGGGGTTGAAACTCCCCCCCGATCTTGGCCACACCCAGCTTGATCTCGGCGTACTTGGTGCCTTGCTTCCTTGCCAGCGGCTCCACGATGGGACGCATGAAGGCGAACTTCTCGGGGATGGGTGCCCCCTGCGTGATGAACAACTCAGCCGCTTCGTGGACGGCGGTCCCATAGTCAGCAGCTTCCCCTGGCTCGTCCTTGACGTCCTTGACCACCTTGAGATGGAAGTACTTCTTCGGACATTGGTCGAAGGTTTTGATGCTGCTATAGGACCACGCTGTCATTACTTCTTGGCTTTCCTAAAACGACCGTTGCCGTCACGTATATCATTCTTACTGGCTTCAGCCAATGCTTTCTCTAAGCCAACGGTCCGTTCATGAAGCTTTGCAAATGCCTCTTTAAGTTCTCCCAAGTCGAACTCAAGCAGGTCAAGCTCACGCTCGTTTTCTTTACTGATGAACTTAAGCTCTTTATTGACGGTCTCAAGCTCTTTGATCTGCTTAGTCAGCCTAACATAAGTCTGCTCAGCCTCGGCCAGCTTCACTCGTAGTTCGCGGGCTTCACCCCATGGGTTGTACCAAGTCATAGTTTCCTCCTTACCTTGCGTTGCCTTGGAGCCGGTCTGAGACCAGCGTTGCATATCCAGCGATGTCCATCCAGCTGTCTAGGTGCGATGGGTTACCCGTCAAAATACGACCGATCTTCGTGACAATCATATCGAGAGCCTGAAGCTGGTCTGGGTATAGCTGCGTATCCTCACGCACCATCGCGTTGTGGATCACCTGCTTGAGCTTGATGGCAATGTCGGCGTTACGCACGAAGGTACCATATTGCTCGGCCCGCTTATCGAGGATTTTTTCAATCTGGTTTGTCTCCGGCGCTGGCTCCGGCGCT